GATTAAAACGACAAAAGTATTTGAGAAAAACCTTAAGGCATACGTTGAGGGTAATCGGTACATAATCAATCAGGGTGGAGCCAGGTCGAGCAAAACCTACTCGATAGTGCAATTGCTAATACTAATCGCTATGTATCAGCCAAATGAAACGTATGTTAGCATTGTGAGCGCAACGCTGCCACACCTCAAGAGGGGTGCAATGAGGGATTTCTTTTCGATACTGCAGTCGCTTAACATGTATGACGAAAATAGCTACAACCGAACCGACAAAATTTACCGGATAAATAAAACGCAAATAGAATTTTTTAGCGTGGACACGGCTGAAAAGGTTTACGGTTCGAGCCGTAATATATTGTTTATAAACGAGGCAAACAATATCGATGAGGAGCGGGCTAGGCAGTTAGTTATCCGAACTAAAGGAACTGTTTTTTTTGACTTTAACCCTACTTGCGAGTTTTACTGCCACACCGATTACATGACCCGAAATAATAGCACCTACATCCATTCTACATTTGCCGACAACCCATACCTTGACGAAAACATTAAGCAGGAGCTTCACGAGGCTGGCGAGCGAAATCAAAATTTTAAGCGGGTATTCGTGGATGGGGAAATAGGCGTCCCGCAGGATTTGATTTTCACCAACTGGGAAATCGGGGAGTTCGACGAAACGCTGGACGTGGTCTTTGGTGAGGATTACGGCTACTCGAACGACCCCACCACGCTGGTGAAAATAGCTGTCGATGATAAAAAGCACGTAATCTACCTAGATGAGTGCTACTATAAGAAAGGCCTTACGACTAAGCAAATTTTCGAGCTCAATAAGCAGTATGCCGGCGATAGGCTAATTGTCGGGGATAGGAGCGAGGTAAGGCTAATTGATGAGCTAAGGTTTATGGGTAACAACATCGTAGCCGCCGACAACACTGATGGCGCAGGACTTATCAGCACGGGACTAATCACCATGCAGGATTACCTACTTGTTGTAACGCCTACATCTACCAACTTGCAAAGTGAACTTAAATCCTACGTATGGCTGGATGAGCGGGGCAAGATGGCTATTGATAAGTTCAACCACGCCATTGACGCCTCCCGCTACGGCTTCATGTACCAGCGTTTTAAAATAAAACAAAAATTCTTTGTTGTATGAAAATTTTCGGGTATAACATTGAGCGAACCAAGGCAGTTAAGGACGGAGGCTCAGGTAGCAACCAGCTATTCTCCACCCTGCTATCCATGCTGAATAGCGGAATGCCCATTCAGAAAATTGCTAACCTTAACGATACGATTGACAAGGGCTACCTGTACAACCATATTGTTTACTCCGTTGTCAACCGCATAGCTGGTTCGTGTTCGGGAGTGCCGTGGAGTTACTTTGTTGAAAAAAGGAGCGGGGCTAAAGCACGCTATAACAGGGCTATTCAAAACAAGGCCATTGACGACGCCATTTACATTAAGCAAACGCAGTACGAACAGGAATGGCAGGGTGATATCTACAACATCCTCGAAAGCCCCAACCGAAACGGCGAGGATTTTAACGATATAGTGCAGCAGCTAATCATGTACTACGAAATCACAGGCAACGCCTACCTGTATGGCATTCGTCGCAATGGCAGGGAGGGAGCGTTAATTTCGCTGCACGTGGCACCGGCCAACCTGGTTACCATCAAGTTTAACAACTTTCTCAATCCGGTGGACGGTTATATTTTCGACGGGTTTAACCCGAATGAGGTTATTCCCCGTGAAAACATGATGCACATCAAGACCTTTAACCCTACGGTTAACCATAGCGGGAATTGGCTCTACGGTCTTAGCCCCATCATGGCTTCGCAGGACTTACTAGCCCTTTCTAATGCCGGTATCAAGGCGCAAATAAACAGCTACGCCAACTATGGGGCAAGGGGGCTACTCATGCCGAAGCCCTCCGATACGCTTACCGAAATCGAGGCCGATAGCGTTCGGGGCAAGTGGCAGGAAAAACAGCGAATGGAAAATTTTGGGGATATCATGGTGGTGGGAAAATCGCTGGATTGGACGCCAATAGGCCTTTCGCCGGTTGACCTCGACATCATCGAAAGTCAAAAGATGACACTTCGGGATATTTGCAGGATTTACAGCGTGCCGGCCATGCTGATGGGCGATAGCGAAACCTCAACGTATAACAACGTGAAGGAAGCCCGTAAAGCACTGGTAACCGACGCTGCTTTGCCGGTAATGGAGAAGCTAAAGAGCGGTTTCAATCGGTTTATCGTTTCAGAAAACGACAAGGGATTTATTGATTACGACTTACAGGCATTCATAGAGTTGCAAGATGATATAAACCAGCTGGCCACCACCCTATCGACAATGAACTGGTTAACTACAAATGAAAAGCGGGTGAAGTCATTCCTAAACGAAATAGACCTACCCATTTTGAATGAGGTGTTATTGCCTATGGGCGTAATGCCCGCCAGCCAGTTTAGTTCAGAGCCTTTAAATCCGGATATGAACGATAATGTAGATGAAATGTAATGAGCGACAGCCGTTATAACTACTACGTAAATTCGTTTATCCCTGTATTTAGAAGGGCGTTAAAGGTACAACTATCTCCTTTAGTCGCCGAAGTTAAAAGGGCTGGCAGCACCAATGAACTGCTTAGCATTAATGTTCATCTTGACGACAAGCCTGTTGAAGATGCCATCATGCTTGCCTACACCAAGATAGGCTCATACTACATGAACAACACCATAAAGGCTATAAGGGGAAGCAAAAAGTCGCTAAGCGATGAGGATAAGCTTTATATGGCACGAATGCGGGACTATGTAGTGCAGAATTGCGGCAAAAAAATTAAATGGATAACCGGAACGACGGATAAAAGGTTTAGGGAAATAGTAAGGAGGGAAGTAACGCTAGGGCTTGAGGATGGTAAGTCTATCGATAAGATAGCGGCTAGTATCAGCAGCAGCCTCAACTTTGAAAATGGTTACCGCTCAATCCGTATCGCAAGAACAGAAACGCTCGGGGCCAGCAACGCCGGCTCGTTAAACGGAGCGATGCAAACCGGTTTAAGCCTCGAAAAAGGCTGGTTAACTGCCAGAAGGGAAAATGTTAGGAATAGCCACAAAAAAATGAACGGCGTATTTGTTGATTTAAACGCCATGTTCCAAGTGCCCATCTTTGACGGGGATACATTTACAGGGAATTATGAGAGCCTATCGCACCCTGGCGACACCAACGGTAGTGGGGGCAACATCATAAACTGCCGATGCACGCTCGTTTACAGGCGTAAATCATCGAGTTACCAACAAAATTTGACTTTTGACCTTTAAACTAATAAATTTGCAAAATGGAAGGCGTTATATTTAAAAATTCGGAGCTTGTTTTAAAAGAACTCGACATAAAGAAGCGAATAGTTGAGGGCTATTTTAACAGCTTCAATGTCGTTGATAGCGATGGGGACAGGATGATTAAAGGGGCTTTCGCTAAATCTATCATGGAAAACGGCGTTAATGGGACTAAACGAATAAAACACCTATTTAACCACACCAGCACGGTAGGGGTTCTACAGCTGCTTGAAGAAGATAACTACGGGCTTCACTTTATCAGTAAAATAGGCACACACACGCTTGGTAGCGATGTCCTAAATATGTATAACGACGGTATCATTACAGAGCATTCGGTAGGTTATCAGGAAATTGAGGTTTCAGATGATGTAATTGACGGCAAGATAATTAGAAATATAAAAGAAGTAAGGCTTTGGGAAGGCTCATCACTCGACAAATGGGGTGCAAATCAATATACTCCTGTTATAAAATCACTTGACGAGGCCATGAGCCTGAAAGCCAACATTAGTGAGCGTATTGGCATTATAATTAAAGCGTTAACTGGCAGGACTTTATACAGCGATGAAACCTATGAGAATTTGAACTACCAGCTGCTTGTGCTAAAGGAACAGTTAAATTGGGTACTATCGAACTGGAAGCCGGCTAAAGAAGCCACTTCTAGTGTTGTAGAGCCACCTAAAAACTCCGAGAACAAAAAGGAGGCTGGAAAAATAAACTTTGTTGAACTAACAAAACTTTTTAAAGCATGAACATTGACAAGATAAAAGAGCTCAAGCTCGATGAAGCCACCGAGAAATTTGCCATTACACTAATGGGCGAAATTGACGGG